AAATATTATATAAAATTAAATAGGACGTACGTTAAAATTTAAATAGGACATTTTTTCTCTATTTCTGACACATTTAAATAGTACTAATTTGACTCTATCTTCAAGTAGTTTTCTATTTGATGTTACTGTTAACCCTTGATACATATATACTTGAAGTATATTCAAGTTAGAACTACTTTATACTTGAACTGTTCAAAAAGTTATAATTTAAATAGGACATAAAATAGATAAAACATGTACCATTATATTTATAAGTACACTGTATATATAATTATATTATTTATATTAAAATTTATATTAAAATTAATATTAAAGTATTTATAATAAAATTAATATTAAGATAGACGATCCGAACGGAAAATCCATCTTCAAATAAAAAAGTTTAAAAAAAAAAGTTGAAAAAAGATGGTCTCTAGGGTTGTACTAGGTTATAGTCTGTGTTATACTGAGTACAGGCTTAGATATTTAGTAAGTAAACAACCACTCCTTATTGGTTAGAGGGGCACATAACGATCCCGTGGAAAGGTGACTTATAATCCTGCTCCTTAAATTTTCTGTCTACATAACCTATAGATGTTTCTCCTCCGATTTTCATTTATAGGTTATGTTACTTTTTAATATGGAAGGGTACTCAAGTTGGTGAAGAGGTCAACCTGCTAAGTTGATAGTACCTATTGTAGGTAGCGAGGGTTCGAATCCCTTTCCTTCCTTACTCTTATGAGGACGTACCGAAACGGTTAACGGGCTAGGTTGCAACCCTAGTATTCGCTGGTTCGAATCCAGTCGTTCTCTTACGTATATGTTATAATGAACTTATGTTATAATATATTATATAACGTGCCTGTAGCGTAGTGGTAGCGCAGTAGCCTGTTAAGCTATTGGTCGGTGGTTCGAATCCACCCAGGTACGCCATAATGTGCAGCTTAGTAAAACTGGTTTATACGTTGCAACTTAGTATACTTATGTATCTGAAGGCATAAGTGAAGAGTAAAGATGTACGGTAAAACTGGTGATGCTCTCCTATAATAAAGAAACACCTAAGTCAGATTAGGTTTGTATAGGAAGAAGGATTGGGTGCAACTCCCACCGTGTACACTATACGGGGCATTAGTATATCGGTTAATTATTCCTGGCTTCCAACCAGGGGAGGTCGGTTCGATTCCGACATGTCCCTCCAATTTGCCTTCTTAGCTCAGTTGGTTAGAGCGACTGCCTTGTAAGCAGTAGGTCAGGGGTTCGAGTCCTCTAGTCGGCACCATTTATGCTTGGATAGTTCAGTGGCAGAACACTTACCGTAGGTAAAGTAGCATGGGTTCGATTCCCATTCCTCGCTCCTATTATGTCGCATTGGTGAAATTGGCTAACACACTCGGCTTTCTACCGAGCATTCAGGGGTTCGAATCCCCTATGCGATACCAACTTGGGGATATAGTGTAGTGGTTAACACGCACGGCTGTCTACCGTGAAGCACGGGTTCGAATCCCGTTATCCTCGTAATCCCTTTAGCCAAGCGGTTAAGGCAGTAGGATTATGTCCTACGTATCGGGAGTTCGAACCTCCCAAGGGGCGCACAATGGTTGCCTGTGTATCCGTGCCCAAAACAGGAATTTTCACCTAGCTATTCGAGTTAGGTTATGGACGTATGAGCCATGCGTTGTGACGGGGCAACGATAAAACCCGTCTTTTCTTTACCCCTTTAGCCAAGTGGACTAAGGCAACGGGCTTCTATCCCGTGGATCGTGGGTTCGATTCCTACAGGGGGTGTTACAGGAACTTACCACGCTTCCTCATTTAATGATAGCGGACCAGGTAAGTCTTTTTCGGGGAATACTCAAGTGGATAAAAGAGGTTAGTCTTGAAAACTAATAGGCGTGTGAAAGCGTGCGGGGGTTCGAATCCCTCTTCCTCGGCTTAAAAAAAAATTAAAAAACTTTAATTATATGCTTGCATCAAGTTACAGACTATGATACAATGTGTATAAGTTATTATTTCGGAGTGGACAAACTGGTAAAGTCGCTTGGCTTTGACCCAAGAGCGTGAAGGTTCGACCCCTTCCTCCGAAGTCTACCCAAGGTCACACCTTGGAAACTAAGCCTAATAGCCTACAATGGTTAACGTGACCACTTATTAGACTTAGTTTCCAGTGTGTGGTGAAGTGGCTTAACACGGACGACTGTGGATCGTCTATTCGCTGGTTCGAATCCAGTCATGCTGATATATCATACGGGTGTAGGCTAGAGGTCAGTCACTGCGTTTGGGGCGCAGATCACGTTGGTTCGATCCCAACCACTCGTACTTTGTTTATGTTTAGGTTTTTCACACACCTCCTACAGGGTTACGACCCGTGTCAATCGAAGTAGGTTAAAACTTTGGATATCCGAGTAAACAGGTTCAAGATATCCCTCTATTATGGACAGGTAGCTCAGTTGGTAGAGCATACGGTTGAAACCCGTAGTGTCGTTGGTTCGACCCCAACCTTGTCCACTTTAATATGTGTCAGTCGCATAGTGGCAATTGCAGGAGACTGTAAATCTCCCCCGAAAGGTACGTTGGTTCGAGTCCAACCTGGCACACCAAAAAATTTATAATATGTTGTTGTCTTTTTATTTACTTACCTTCTTTGCGGAAACAGAGAAGGTACAACTATATCGGAATGTTGGAATTGGTAGACATAACGCACTTAAAATGCGTTGCTCCTTGGGGCGTGGTGGGTTCGAGTCCCCCTTCCGATACCATACTAGTGTAGCGCAGTCAGGTAGCGCAGTGTCTTGATAAGGCATTGGTCACAGGTTCGAATCCTGTCACTAGTACCATTTATGCCGAGGTAATCCAATCAGGTAGAGATCGTGGTCTTAGAAGCCATCCAGTGAGGGTTCGAATCCCTCTCTCGGTACCATATTATGGGGGAGAGAAACTTAAAGGCAAGAGGTAAGCCAGTGGTCTCCAAAACCACCGTTAAGAGGTTCGATTCCTCCCTCCCCTGCCAACGTAGGAGTATAGCTCAGTGGTAGAGCGTGGGTCTCATACGCCCGAAGTCGATGGTTCGATCCCATCTATTCCTATCGCTTTAGTATGTTCAAAATTGATAATTTAATAGGGGGAATTGAAATGGAACAAATGTCAGTTCAACGTGGTTTAATGGAGTTAAAGACTTTAGGTAATCGTATCACTCGTGCCACTCAACAATCTTTCGTGAATTTCTACGTAGGTGACAAGGGTGCTCCACAAGGATTCAAAACACCTGACGAGTTTTCTTCATATGCTCAAGGTCGTTACGACTCTGCTACGGACTTGATTAAACGCAGAAACGCAATTAAAGCTGCTATTATCCAGTCTAACGCAGTAACTACAGTTACTGTAGCAGGTAAGCAGATGACAGTTGCAGAAGCAATTGACCGTAAGGATTCAATTGTACACGAGAAAGTTCTTTTACAACAACTGCAATCGCAGTTTAGTGAGATTACTAGACGTGTAGCCGCTCAACAACAAGTGTTAGACGCTCGAATTGATAAGGTTTTAGAAGAGGAAGGTGGCAAAGACCGTAAGGTTGATGACGCTGACCACGCTCGCATCGTAAAAAATGCAGAGTCTCGCTACAAACCAAATCTTGTCGATCCTATTGGTATCCGTAAGGTTATCAATCAGATGGAAGAAGATATCAATTCGTTCGAGTTAGATGTGGATGCTTCATTATCCGAAATCAACGCTCGTACGGATATCGAGTTCGAAGTCAAATAGTAGGTTGACTCCCTCTCTCTGAGAGGGACAAGCCTTTGCTAACACACCGACACTTACCAACCAAATGCGTCCCTTACTAACGATATAGTGAGAACAAGATACTTTTGACAGATTAGTCAAAACTAAGCGGTAGCCAAATTGGGCTAATACATATATGATAGTACCCCCGAGGAAGCGGGGTACAAACAGGTGTAAGAAGCTCAAAGCTAAGTGTTCAAAGGTTGACAAGTTAAAAGTTCTTATGCGTTCAAAGGTAATAGTTGTACAGGTCAAAGAGGGCAAGATGAGTCTCCAAAAGAGAGACTAGCCCGTAAAGGTCGATAAAATCCACTGTAAAAGGTTTGCGAGAGTTCATTTGTGGTCTCCGTAGGTGCCTAGTGGCTGGTGTGGTGGCAAATAATAGATGTAAAAGACTCCTCGTCTCCTTTCGAGGGGTCTTTTTTCGTATGTAGAAGTCCTATATTACACTGGTAAGACCAAATGTGAAAGGTGGGACTCTATGCTACAAGTTAAATCATTTAGTGGAGCAACACATGCAGAACAGGTTCAAAACGCAATCAATGCTGCAAGTGTAAGCACAACAGACAAGACTGTACAACTAGAAGAGTTTAAAGACTACTACATCACTGCACCTATCATCATTAAGAAGAACGTGGAACTACTATTTGGCTATGGTACAAAACTAGTTATTGGTAGTAACGTACGTGTACTAGAATTAGAGACGAACGCATCCGTGACAAATCCGTACATCGCTATTGACGATCCGTCATTTGATTCTGCGGTCTTCTACTTGGATGGTAAGAATAAGTTTTATAACACATGGAACAGAACATCTATTAAGAACGGTGTCATCGTTAACTGGGCAGGTTCTTACAAAGGCGTAGGTATCTCATGCTTTGCAGGTGGAACTGGTCACGAAGTATCATTCGTAAACTTCTTCGACATCAAGATTAGTGGTCTACGAAGAGGGTTAGAGCTACGAGCAGATAAACCATATACAGGTATGGCTTGGGTGAATGCGAATAGATTTAAAGACATCTCATTAGATGATTGTATTGAAATGATTGTAATTGAATCTTCTGAAACGATCCCGAACGAATGTAGTGGAAATATGTTCACTGGACTTCAAATACAACCTTCTGCTATGACAACAACAGTACTACGTGTGAACGGGCAACAGAACCGATTCGAGGGTATGCTTTGGGATACTCACTTGATTTCAACTCCTGGTGCATTCGTTCACTTTACGAATACAAGCTCGTACAACAAGATAGATTTTAACGGATCGGTGCCGACTGCAAAAGTATCCGATGCAGGTGCATTCAATAAAGTACTTTAAGAACTCCTTAGTGAGTTCTTTTTCTTTTTGTAACGGTCTCTAGCACGGGTCGTATCTAACTACTGTGATATAATTAAGATACACATTACGTACTCCGTATTCACTAAATTACTACTATGTAGTCTTATATTATATCTAAGGGCGTGAGCTATGTGAGTTTATTCAGCAAAGATACGAAATGGAAGAAAGCTAAACAACTTCTGAACCACAACTACACATGGTTGGAAGTCATTAGCTACTATAAGTCACTAGGTGGTACCAATGTGTCCGTTTACTCTGTTATCGAAGGTGATAAACGGTTGATTGTAGATTTAACCGATGATGACCAAGTGCTTCTAGTAAACAAGCATAACGAGTTAGTCAAAGATACTTATGATAACGTATTGAACAGTCGTAAAGTATTTGAGTACCACGAAGACAACTCACGAAACCCCGTTGAATACAAAACATAACTTGTAAATAAACTGAGGTGACATGAATGAGTGTATTAGACTGGTTCACTAATCGAAGTAATGATATGCCACCTGAGAATATCAGAAAGGTAGACGACAACCTTCTACTGGCTATCAAACACTTAGAAGATGAACAGATACAGAAAAGTAAATCAAGCGGCCAAGGACGGGCTAAGGCATATGAGGAACCTCTTTTAGGTAGTATGTCGATGAACCCTGATTACAAAGAAGCTCCTTCGTCAAGAGGGAATCATAACTTACTAGAGACATTGAAGTTATGGTCTAGAAAGAATATTATTCTTAACGCAATTATTAATACTCGTGTAAACCAAGTATCGTTATTCTGTACTCCTGCTAGACATAGTGATAGAGGGATCGGATACGAGGTTCGACTAAAGAACCCGTTAGATAAACCAACTTCACATGACATTGCGAAAATGGAACGTATTGAAGACTTCCTACAACATACAGGCAAGAGTCACGATGATTTCACGAGAGATAATCTCCGAGCATTTGTAAAGAAACTTGTTCGAGATAGATTGGTATATGACAAGATTAACTTCGAGCTTATCTACGATACAAAAGGTGAGTTAAACCGATTCAAAGCGGTCGATGCGTCTACTATCTATGTAGCCGTAGATGAGAAAGGTCATGAACCTAAAGGAAAGAATGTTGCCAAATACGTACAGATTCTAGAGCGTAGAAAGGTAGCAGAATTTAAAGCAAAAGAAATGGCTTGGGAGGTACACAATCCGAGAACCGATATTACAGTCGGCCGCTACGGATATTCCGAGTTAGAGGTTGCTATGAACCACTTACAGTACCACGAAAATACAGAGCTATTCAATGCTAGGTACTTCGCACAAGGTGGTACTACACGAGGTCTATTACACATCAAAACGGGACAAGACCAATCAAACCAAGCGTTACAGGCATTTAGACGTGAATGGACCGCAATGTTTAGTGGTATCAATGGAGCTTGGAAGATTCCTGTAATCTCTGCCGAGGATGTTAATTTCGTTAACATGACTCAATCATCTAGAGATATGGAATTTGAGAAGTGGTTGAACTATTTAATTAACGTATGTTGCTCTATCTACGCTATCGACCCATCTGAGATTAACTTCCCTAACCGTGGGGGAGCTACAGGTAGTAGTGGTAACTCTCTAAACGAGGGTAGTACGAAAGAGAAACATCGTAGCTCTAAAGATAAAGGGTTAGAGCCTTTACTGAAGTTCATCGAAGATGCAATCAACAAATATATCGTTGCACAATTTGGGGATCGTTACTTATTTAGTTTCGTTGGTGGAGATGTTCAAACAGAACGTGAGATTATCGAAATCCTAGCAGCTAAAGCAGAAATCGGTCTAACAATTAACGATGTTCGTAATGAACTAGGTTTACCTCCTATCGAAGGTGGAGACATCATTCTAAATGGTGTTCACGTACAACGTCTAGGTCAAATCATGCAAGAAGAGATGATGAAACAACAAATGGCTATGACACCTAACGGACAAGTTCCAGGTAACAAGAAAGAGCAGACACCGAAGGAAGAGAAGTCCCAAGCAGAGCAAAAAGGGATGAACGGTAACTCTAGTAATGTTAACGGTAAAGGAACCCACAACAAAGGGGTAGGCAAAGACGGACAGGTTAAAGGTGCGAAGAATACAAACGCTTCAAAACAAGGCGGTAAAGGTAAATAATCCTCAATTAAGTGGTACTTCTGTTATATTAATAGCATCAAAACGTGCTTGTAAGGTCGGTATACTTTACAGGCGCATACCACTTAGAGGGGAGGATACCTAGATGCAAGCTGTTAACCCCATAACAGGTAAAGTTAATTTATTCGTTCCTATCGACATCGAAGAGTCTATCAGTAAGAGTAACGAAGATACAAGTAGTAAATCGTGGTGCCTGAGAGGTTACGCTACAACGCCTGACCTTGACTTACAAGACGACATTATTGATCCGAGAGGAATTGATATTAGTCATTTCATCACTCATGGGTATCTAAATTACGAACACTTCCAAGGTGAAGAATACAAGGTTGGTGTTCCTACTGAAGGTACACATGTAGATGATGTTGGTTTATTCGTAGAGGGTAAGCTATACAAAGATAATCCATATGCGAAGAGTATTTGGAATCTAGCTAACAGTATTCAAAAATCAGGTATTGATAGAAAGATTGGATTCTCTATCGAAGGTTTTGCTAAAGCTAGAGACAAAGCTGATCCAAGGATTATTAAAAGTACATATATCACAAATGTGGCGGTTACAACAAGTCCTGCTAACCCGAATGCAGTATGGGATGCTTTCATGAAGAGTTGGCAAGTTGGGTACGCAATTACACCTGAAGAGAGTGTAGGAGTTGCTGCTATTAGTCCTGATAGTCTAGCACGAAGCTTATACAACTTATCTTGGTCATTGAAAGAAGAAGATGAATCTAAGTTTAAGGATGTATGGGGAGAAGTTGGTAACTACTTAGATGCAATGGAAAGATACACACCTGAGAGTGCGATCCTATTCTTACAGATTTCAAAAGGATATTCAAGGGTAGAAGCTAAAGAGAAGTTAGAACAACTATCTCAACAAGCTAAACAAAACATTTAAACTGAAGGGAGTTTAACTAATGAGTGCGAAACAAACTTTTGCTAAATTAACTGAAGACTTAGAACAGCTAGAAAAGTCTGACAAAGAAAAAGAGGTTACAATCGAGGAGCCGAAAGCACCTATCGAAGAACCTGAAGTGGTTGAACCTGCTAAAGAGGAGCCAGTAGTAGAGGAGCCTGTTAAAGAGGAAGAACCAAAAGAGGAGCCAAAAGTTGAGGACGAAGAACCTGCTAAAGCTGAGGAACCTGAAGAAGTAGAGAAGTCCAAGAAAGATGAGGACGAAGACGAAGACAAGGAGAAAGAAAAATCTCCTAAAGACAAGAAGGATAAGAAAGATAAGGATAAAGACAAGAAAGAGGATAAAGAGGAAGTTAAAAAATCCGAAGATTCTCTAGACAGTGCCGACATCCTTAAAGCTTTCGAAGCAGTTGTCAAGTCTAACGGTAATTTACATGAGAAAGTAGCAGGTCTTGAAAAAACTTTAGCTACGATCCTAGAAGCTCTTTCTAAATCACAAGAGGTTACAGAGGAAGTTACAGAAGAACCTACTACTGAAGAAGCAGAGGTTACTGAAGTTGAAGAAGAGGTAGCTAAATCTGAACAACCTGTAGAAGAGGAAGAAGAGTTAGAAGGTAAAGCAGTTGAGTTCGTTTCTAAGTCTAATGGTGTTCCTGAAGTACAAGTTACAGAGGAAGCAGAAGAAGAGGTAGAAGCAGAACCATTCAACCCACAAAACCACGTAGATGAAATTACACGCTATTACGCAGAGAAGTCTAGCACTCTATCACCAGGGGCTAAAGACAACTTACGTAGTGCCGTTCACCGTATAAAACGTGGACAACCTACTGATAACGATGTAAAACTTGCTGAACAAATCGTTAATTTTTACGGAAATTAAGAAAAGTAAGTATGAAGTGTTATATTAACAACATGAAAGCCGAATAGAGCTTTTAACATAGACGGGTTCCTCCTCCTAGCCCGTCTGTGTTTATCCTTTTAGGTGGACAAACATAGGTAACTATTAAACTAAAAATAGATAAAACGAGAAAGGAAGATACATACATGGGTGCTGAATTAAATAAAGACAAACAAGTACAAGCAGAGCCTGAAGTACGTAAATTACCTCAAGCGGCTGAAGACAAAATTGCAGACTTACAAAAATCGTTTACGACAGGAGTAGGCATCACACCTGATACACAGCTTGACGCAGCGGCTTTAAGACGTGAATACCTTGAAGACGAAGTTAAGATGTTAACTTGGGATAACTCAGACTTCACGATTTACCCATTAATTGCTAAACAACAAATCTCTAACACAGTTGCAAAGTATGCAGTGTTTAACCAACACGGACGTACAGGGCATAGCCGTTTCGTTAGTGAGATTGGGGTAGCAAGCATCAACGATCCTAACATCCGTCAAAAGACTGTACAAATGAAGTTCATCTCAGACACTAAGCAACAATCTATCGCTGCTGGTCTAGTGAACAACATCTCTGACCCTATGACTATCCTTACAGAAGATGCTATCTCTGTAATTGCTAAGTCTATCGAGTGGGCAATTTTTTACGGAGATGCGTCTCTATCTGCTGAATCGGATCAACAATCGGGTATCGAGTTCGATGGTTTACACAAACTTATCGACCAAAAAACGAACATCATTGACTTAAAAGGTCAGTCTCTATCTGAAGCAGTGCTTAACAAAGCGGCTGTAATCGTAGGTAAAGGTTACGGTAAAGCTACAGATGCGTTCATGCCAATCGGTGTCCAAGCAGAGTTCACGAATAACCTATTAGACCGTCAACGTGTAATTCAACCGTCTAACGCAGGTGGATTCTCAACTGGTTTCACTATCAACCAATTCTTATCAGCTCGTGGTGCTATCAACTTACACGGTTCTACTATCATGGAGAACGACAACGTATTAGTTGAAAACCGCTTACCACAAGCAAACGCTCCACTTCCAGTTAAAACACTTAAAGCAACTGTTAAAGCTGCTGACAAAGGTGGATTCACAACTGAAGATAAGAGCCTATCGTACAAAGTAGTAGTATTCTCTAACGAAGCTGAGTCTGTAGCTTCAGATGCTGTAACTGCGGCTCTAACTGATGCAACAAGTTCTGTAACGTTAGAAATCGAGTTACAACCTATCTACCAAGCTCAACCACAATTCGTAGTAGTTTACCGTCAAGGTGCTCAAACTGGACACTACTTCCAAATTGCACGTATCCCAGTGGCTAAAGCTAGTGACTTAAACGTAATCACATTCGTGGATCGTAACGAAATCATCCCTGAAACAACTGATGTATTCGTTGGAGAAATGAACCAAAACGTTCTTAGCTTACTAGAGTTAATGCCAATGATGCGTCTACCATTGGCGCAAATGAACGCTACATACACGTTCTCAGTACTATGGTACGGTGCTCTAGCATTATACGCTCCTAAAAAATGGGTACGTATCAAGAACGTTAAATACATCCCTGCATTAGCAGCTGATGTGACTCTATAGTAGTTAGTACTACGAAAACTGAATAGAAAACTGAATAGGGACAGACGAAAATTCTGTCCCTTTTTATTTTATTAGAATAGGAGAGATAGAATGTTAACACATGATTATTTAAAAAACCACAAGGTAGCTACAGTCTACGGAGACATTAACTTCGATGAGAAGGGTGAGTCAGAAGACTTAACGTTAGAGCAACAAAAAGAGTTCGAATCACACCCAGGATTCAACTTCGTAGAGCCAAAGAAAGAAGTAAAGAAAGCTCCTGCAAAGGCTAAAGCTACGATTAAAAAAGAAGAATAGAAAGGTAAAGGTGATTGGGTATGATTAATAACCCATACGAAGGTAATCAGTATCAACACAACAACGAGAAGCTGATAGACCTTGACAAAGTAGATAGTTATAAACTAGCAGACTATGGTTTAACTGTAGACGCAGTAAAGATTAACCACTTTGGTATTGACGTTACAGACCCACGAACTGGTAAATATCTACCTGACGCATTCTATATGGCTAAGATAGAGCAAGCGGTCGCACAGGTAGAGAAGCAGTTAGATATTGTTATCCTTCCTCGATTCGTAAAAGAACATCATGACTTCCATCGTAATGACTTCGAGAGCTTTATGTTCGTACAAGCTCATCGTAGACCGATCCTACAGATGGAAAAAATCGTACTAGAATATGGTGGAGGAACAATCTTTAACTACCCTACAAAGTGGTGGAGAGTTAATAAACTTCCTGGGCATATTGAAATGTTACCTACTCTTATGTCGTCCGATATGGGGCAAGGGTTAAACCTTTCTCACGCTTACTCAGGATACCCGATGATTACAGGTATTCCGAACTTAGCAGGAAACAATAACTACGCTCCTCAAATGTTCCATGTGGAATATATTGCAGGACTATTACCACCTAAGCGTAGTGGGGTAGCCGAGCCGTGGGAACTACACCCTGACTTATGGACACTAATCATTAAGCACGCTCTAAAAGAAGTATTCCAACAGTGGGGCCGCCTAATCATTGGTGCAGGTATTGCGAACATGTCCATCTCTATTGATGGTGTATCGCAAAGTATTGATACAACTCAGTCTGCTATGTATGGTGGGGCTTCTGCCGATATCCTACAAATCGACCGAGACATCGAGGAACTAACAAAAGGCTTACGGGCTTACTACGGAATGAACTTAGGAATTATTTAAGGAGGGATAGACAATGGCAGAGAAACCATCCATGCTCCAAACGATGTCTACGGCCGCGATCCGTACAGAGATGTTAGACATCCACGTTGACTCTATGTCCCTTCCTGCTCTTTGGGAGAAGTCGTATCTATGCCCTTGCCGAGATAAAGCGACACGACAACCGAACCAATCATGTAAGGTATGTCATGGTCGTGGGATTGCATACCTACCTGGAACAAAGATAGGTATTATCGTCCAATCTCAAGAGAAGGGTGTATTCAACGGAGACTTGGGATTAATGGACTCAGGAACTGCCATTGGTACTCCTGACCGAGATTACCAAGTAGCTTTCCGAGATAGACTTACGATCCTAGCTCCTGATTCTACTATTTCCCAATCTTTCATTTTCGATGTAACGTCACGTAGGGTAAAGAACGGATTCTACATGGTATACGATGTCAAGTCTATCGAACTTGTTAGAACGATGGAAGATGAACTAGTAGAAGGTACAGACTACACGTTTGACCGTGCTAAGAACCTGTTCTACCCTAAGGAACACTTAATGGGACAGAACGTATCTATGAACATTAAAACGACTCTACGGTACCTTGTAGCCGACCTATTGAAGGAACATCGTTACGCAAGGGACACAAGTGGAAAGTTACAACGTCTACCACAAAAGCTATTACTAAAACGTGAGGACGTATTCATTGATAAAGAAGCATTCGAAATTGGAGTAGACAACAAAGAGCTTAGTCTAGAGATTGATGCGAAGAGTAAACCGAACCCTGATGGTCTGAACGGATTCTTTAGGAAGCGTGAAGGCTAATGGTTAGGAAGGCAAGACGACCTAGGTTATTTAAGAGTAACAACGCTATCAAAACAGCAATGACTAACCTAGGTGACAACCTTGCTCAAGACGTGTTAGATACAGGTATGAAAGCAGTTATAGATAGTAAACCGAAAAATGTTTCTGCTAAACGCATGCCGAAGTACCTACAACTAACAGAGGAACGGTTAGAAAAGTTAGAGGTCATCGACCTTAAACCATACTTCGCAAAAAGCTCTAAACGTAAGACAAAGAAAGACGGTGGATGGTACTTAACGGTACCGATTAGACGTAAGGCTAGAGGGATGTCTAGACGGATGTATGAACAACTACGTGCAGTCGATATCGGTGATAGTCCTAAGCAAACAGTTGTATCGGATTATCTATACGACCGCAGAAGACAGTCTGACGCTTCTCTACTGAATTACACACCGAAGTCTAATAACATCACGAAGATGAAATCAGGAAGTAATAGACACGATTACGTAGCTTTCAGGACAGTCTCTGATAAGTCGCCAGCAGGAAGTTGGATCATCAATCGTGACAAGGTTAACAAGGACGATACGTCCAAAACATTCATTGCAAACGTTAACCGATTAATGAAGTGGAAGATGAAAAATGGTATGTAGAAAGTTAGGAGGTGGACTACAATATGATGCCTAGTATCGACTCTTATTTATATAACGAAATAGAGGAGAAATTAAAAATTTTCCTTACGAACCGTTATATTATAGAGGAAATCTTAAAAGATATACAACCTCGTGTAGCAAATAACTTCATGAGAACGTATGCAGGGGATGACCCAGTTAGGGAGATTCCGATTGTATATACGATGCCACAAGATAAACAGACACAACAAGGAGCTATCTATATCGGTCTACGAGAAGGAGTAGAATCGGACACAAGTATTGGTAATACCGAAGACACCTACTTGTTTAAAGAGGGAGCTTTAATCGAAGATGAGTCGTTAATCCATGTATCGGATGACAAGACACGACTGTACTTCGAAGTATCGAAACCGATTGGTGAGTTAGAAGTTGTGAGGGGCTTCGAGTTCTCCCGAGAAGACAACGTTACAGTCGAGGGTAACAGAGTATATTTTGACTACGATCCTGAACTTGCTAATATCCTAGACCCTTTTAAGGTAGTCTACATAGCCACAACGGGTGAAGAGGTTGGGTTAAAGCAAGGTTTCACTGCTACAGAACAATATTCGGTGTTAGTTGTATCTACGAACATGGATACAGTGAGGTGCTTAGATATAGTGATTAAAGCTATCTTAATCCTAATGCGTAGTAACCCTGAAGAGTTAACGAACAATCTTCTACAAAGACTGCAATTCGGTCAGATAGAGGAAGTTAACTTAGGTAGGGAGAACGGTACTAACCCTGAGATTCTATACGGCAGAGAGACAATTGTAACATACAAAACTTCTTATAACCTAGATGCTCCGCTATTGGACAAGCTAGAGAAAATCATGGTTAACATGAAGGTAGAAGGAGGGAAATAGCAATGACTAAGGTTGAAAAAGAGGTTAAAAAAGCAACAGAGGTAGAACCAATTAAACCGTATGTGCATGTAGATACATTCCTACAGACCGCAGTCCCAATGTTTGGTATGAGTAGTATGCAAGCAGCAGGATTCAAAGCTCTAATGAATGGTCGCCACTATCAAACGGACGAGACAGTTTTCCTCAACGAGCTTAAACAATATTTAGGTTTAGAATAACGCTAAAATAGAAAGGAAGATAAAACGCTATGGTATCATACGGACACGACAGAAAGCGTCCTCACACAGAGATTACTCTTAACGCTAGTGGTTTAGGGTCAGCTAACGCAAGAAGTGAAAAACCTCTTGTATTAATCGGTTCTGCAACTGGTGGACAACCAAAAGTTCCTGTAGAACTAACGAACTTTGCACAGGCTAGAGACTTCTTCCGTGGTGGGGAACTATTAGACGCAATCGAAATGGCTTGGAACCCATCTCCTAATACTCGTGGAGCAGGTAAGATTTACGCTATTCGTGCAGACGATGCAAAACAAGGAACAAAAACAAGCGGAGGATTAACAGTTACTTCTAAACTTTACGGTGCAGATGCAAACGAAATCCAGTACGCATTAGATGACAATACACTAACGCAGTCTAAACGTTTTAGCGTGTACTTCACAAAAGAACGTTACGAGCAAGTGTACGACAACATCGGTAACATTTTCTCTATCAAGTACAAAGGGGCACAGGCTTACGCTGGGGTTGAGGTTAAAGTAGACGCTACATCTAAACTTGCAACACAGTTGATTTTAAAAGCAGGTGCAGATGCACAAGGTGCTACTGTAGTTCGTACTTATACGTTAGGAACTGGTGTATACCAAAATGTTAACGTACTAATCAATGACATTAGTAACCTACCTGACTTTGAAGTAGTTACAAACTCTCTAGGTGGTAACAAAAACGTAGAGACTCAATTCTTAGACGTACTAACAGAGACTCCTATCAAGGCAACTGCTAAAATGTTAACTGCTATTGGGGCAGACCTAGTTAACCAAACTGACACTGACCCATACGTGAAGTTATCATACGATCCGAAAACTGCAATCCCTGCTACAATTCCAGTTACAAACTTAGCTGGTGGATCAACAACTGTACCTGGGGAATCTTGGGCAGAGTTATTCACGGCAGTAGCAGACCTAGGAGCGTACTACATTGTACCTCTAACTGACAAAGAAGCTATTCACGGTGAACTATCTCAGTTCTTACGTGATGAGTCAGGCGCAGGAAACCAACTACGAGGATTCGTAGGTGGAGGTCTAAAAGATACATTCGACAAATTGAAAGCTCGTCAAGCAGGATTACGTAACCCTCGTGTTAGCTTAGTTGGTAACTCAGGAACTCGTAGAATGTCAGACGGTCGAGTATACAACTACCCTGCATACATGGGTGCTGCTCTAATCGGTGGTATCGCAAGTGGTATCGCAGTAGGGGAGCCAGTTACATACAAGAAGTTAAATGTGGAAGCATTAGACATCAAGTTCACTGGCGACCAGTTAGATCAGTTAGACGGAGCAGGAGTAGTAATGGTAGAGTTCGTTCGTACTCGTGCAAGCTCTTACTTCCGTATCGTAAGTGACCCAACTACTTACAACACTGCTTCAGAGCCTGTACAAAACCGTGTATCTTTAGGAGAGGTTAGTGACTTCCTAACTACTGAGTTACGTACAATGTTAGACGAACAGTTCATCGGAACTCGTATCCGTAACACGTCTGCATCTATCATCAAGAACGCAGTTGAGTCTTTCCTAGACAACCAAAAGAATGTAGATGGTCTAATCGTAGACTACAACCCTGACGATGTACAAGTTGTTATCACAGGTAACTCTGCTCGAATCAACATCACTGTACAACCAGCTCGTGGTCTAGACGACATCACAGTAGGTATCAACTACGTAGACAACAAGCTAACTGCTTAATAGAAGGGGAGCGATCCCCTTCTATAAATAATAAAGAACAGGAGTGAACTACACATGGCATCTGTAACTAACCAAACGGTACAGACTGGTAATACAGTATACTTCATGATTAAAAACGTACCGATTGCTCGTGCTCAGTCTATCTCAGCAGAGCGTAGCTTTGGTACAACTGGGGTATACCAAATCGGTTCTATCATGCCACAAGAACACGTTTACTTAAAGTACGAAGGTTCTGTAACAGTAGAACGTTTCCGTATGAAGAAAGAGAACTTAGCGACTCTTGGCTTCGCTGCTTTAGGTGAAGAAGTGCTTCAAATGGACATCCTTGATATCGTGTTGTACGATAACTACACACAAGAAGTTATCATCGCATACCGTGGGTGCTCAATTGATACATACAGTGAAGATGTTAAAGCGAACGAAATCACTTCAGAGAGTGCTCGTTTCTACTTCCTAACATCTGCAAACGTACGAAGCGTATAATAGAA